CTTACCTTAAGATCTAGATAAACGCAGTGAGCATATGCCTGTATCTCATCAAACTCTGAGTAGTAACGACGCTCTCTATCGATCTTAGCCTTACCTACTTTTTTATAAGCGACAACATAGTTACTCCACTCATCACCCCTCTTCGTAAACTGTGAGCAATGAATGATCTCATGCATCAATGTTTGTAGAAAGCGATACTTGAATTTATCCCAAGAATCTTTTGTAAAGTTAAAGTGTTTGTAATTGTTTGTGCAGATAAAAAGAGTTGACTGTATTTTCTCTGGGTCATACTCTCCACCGATTGCTATGTATGTTTCATACATCTTGGCTTTGGAAAGTTCTTTCTTCCAAACTATTTTGGTACGCCATTTCTTGACGTAATTGACTAATCCATCTGGATCATTTTTGTAGCTGTCTAACTCATTCCAGATTTTGGCTGGAATGAATTTAGCTCTAAAGGGACGTTCATAAAAGTTGAGGATTTCTATCCAATCAAAGTTAAGACTCTGTATGTATTTCATTCTTATAGTCCTTACTTAAATGGTATTGGTTGGTCCATTCCCCTTTCCCAAAAATACAACTCAACTTCAGGTGGAAGCACCTTTCTCATTCCCCTCAAAACCTTCTTATTATCTTCATAGTGTCGTTGTACGCCCAACTCAAGCACTGTTTCAGACTTGAATCGGACGACGTTCTCAACTGTTCTAGATGTTCCGAGAAGATAGAATGCCAAGACTCGCTTACCATAGTATTTATTCAACCAATCTTTTGTGATTGTATGAATCCTTGGCTCTCTCTTTCTTGCAGAAATGGCGTAGAATTCCTGTTCGGCTGGCTCGATTAACTTCTCAGCATTCGTATACCAGTCATACAGAAAGTCCTTTCTGGCTCTACGCTCAACCCCATCCATATGACCCCACTTTTTGTCATTCGCAGGTGGCTGAGCAGCCAATACTCCATCTATATCGTAGGAAACTTTCATAGGTTAAGTGGATTGATATTGGTATTTACAGCCAGTTCGATCTGCTTATTCCAAATCTTCTCTCTCTTCTCGGCAGATAGTTTTGCAAACATTGTAATGTCAGCAGCAGTATCTACAGGGAAACACCAACCAAGTCCAGCGTTACCTCTAGGTGCACATACAGGAATACCTGCATAAAGAGCATGGTAGGCACGACCAGTTCTCCAGCCAGTGTTCTTATGCTTATCGTCAAATACCGCAAGGCAACCAGCAAACTTCTGATAGAATTTTCTACGATCTCTTTGCTGTGGATTTTCAAGGATCTCTAATCCTGAATAATCTTCCCACTCAGATTCCTTACCAGCGATTCTGAGTTCTCTTGACTTGGTAAATTCCTTGAAGTATTTTGTGCGACCATTTGGTCTGCCGATATAAACGATGGACTCAATTTCTCCACCATGAAATACATCAGCGTCCATTCCAGATGCCATCGGTAAGTCAACAGTTCGTGAACCAGCTGGACACTTTAGAACCTTTGCAACTTCCTCACAGTTAACTGCATTGGCTGCGATAGTCCAACGTGACCAATCTTCATCAGGTAACAGTTCCCATAGGAATGGTAGATCTGGATCATCATTCAAAAAGATGATACGACCTTTGTGTGCCTTAATCATTTCAACTGTCTTATCCCAATACTTCTGATAGAACTGCAGATTAGTTCCACCAAATTCAAGCATAAGAACATCGCAGGGTTGATAATCAGAGAATGTTTCAAATCCATCATCCTTCGTTGCATCAGTTGCTTCTGATAGTGGAATGATTCTGTAGCCATTTAAAATGACAAGAGTTTTAAACAATGCAACACGTTTCTCTACCCATGCACCACGAATACCATTTTCCTTATTCGTTAAACCAATCTTACCAGACACTCTGCGGTATCCGATAGTTTGTCCAGTATTGCTGGAGTTGCGTGTGTAGTACCACTCCAGCAATCTTTCCTCACCAAGAAACTCATGTAGAGACATAATAATCCTTATGCAAAAAATTCATCAAGAGAACCAGACTTAATTGATTCTGGGTGATACTTGTGCAACTGTTCAGTGCCCAGTCTCTTCTCAAGATATTCATACCATTCATCAGACAACCACATACCTTCTGAAACACCATTCCAAAGTGGACGTTGGTCAGGATGTTCTTTGTTGTGTCTACGATCTTCAACAAACTGATAGCGAGTATCTTCATACTCTTTGCTACCAAGTTCCATCATCTTTTCTCTGAAGTAGCAAACCAAAGAGATACGCTCTGCTTCTTCATCCATCAATTCAATCTGTGTATTGCCATGCATAACCTCATGGTTATTAATCAACAACAAATCACCTGGACGTGGATTAACTGCAACACGATACTCAGGTGCCACAAGATAACAACCCTTGTAGTTACCATTGTTTGAAATAACCAACAGATTAGACAACCCTTCGTTCAAATCACCTGCATCATAGTGACATGCAGTACGGAAAGATTTATTTACAGTGATAGTTGTGAAGGGAGTTCCTGGGACAAGATATCCTGGATCGATCTTGCGTGCTGCTTTCATCTGATTCTCATAACGCCATGGCAGTAGTTCTTTGAAACCTTTAGCCAAGTGTTGTAGGAATGGATATGACAGTTTAAACTTCTCATAGTGGTCACGTGTGTAAGAAGTCGCACGACCATAAGGAATGCGAGGATAACGATCGAACCAACCAGCAATACCAGAATGAACAGAGTTAGCATAGGTAGTTGCGCAGATTAGTTTTTCGGCAACATACTCAGCCTTATCTTTCGCTTCATCCTGTGGAAGATTTTTCACACTATCAACCCACTCATCAAACTTGAAGTTCTCTTTCTTGACACGTTCGATCGACCAAACACGTGCACGATTAGATGCAGTGCTCTTACGCTCTTTATGTTTCTTACGAATCTCTTCGATAGGATCTTCACCGAAAAGATTTTGTGCTGGCTTCAAAAGCTGATCCAAGATCTCATACTCATAATCTGTAACCCACTCACGATTACCAAGACTTCCCAATCTTGGACCAGCAGCAATACCACGATTCTGAGATTCAGTTGCAGCATCTCTTAGACCAGCGTATGCCATATCCTGCTGTTCTTTTGTAAAGAAGTTCTTACGAAACTTCAGAACGATGCGCTTCTCATCCATACCAGTCTGACAAGATGAACAATCTTTATCACAATCTGCTTGTGTTGCCAGATCGCAATCTGCTGGCATATACACATCGCAATCTTCTTCAATCAGAAAGTCATAGTCTTTCTCTGTTGGAAACTGTCCCAACAAATGTGATGCATCATATTTTCTTTCGGCAACAATTACTTTAACCATTTCTATTCTCCTTAAAACTTAAAACCATTAAATCCTTCATTATGTATTCGTTTTCCAAAGTCACTTTTATCAAATAATGGCTTATCGTCATCTTTCGAACCAGCATCTGATAGTCCTTCCTGTGCAGATACTTCAACATCATATAACTTCATCTTTGCTCTATCAATACCAATCACAAACCTCTTATAATAGTTTGGATCGTTGTAACGATTCTTCAACTGTTTAACAATAATCTGATTCAACTGTTCAAGTTCTTCATTACTTACAAGTGCAAACATAAAGTCGGCAGTTGCTGGCAACCCGAACGATTCAGAAGTATCCTCAAGTCCAGGATCTGAATTTGTAAAACCAGATCTAGTTGTTTGAGTTGCTGACACAATCGGAACATTATATTCAACAGCCAACCCACGAAGTTCTTCAGCAATCGTCTTAACATATGTATAAGAATTTACATTCGCACCCATCTTCAATCGCTGACTTGCACAGATATTCAGATAGTCAATCATCACAATATCTGGTGCAAACTCTTTCTTAAGTTTAAGTTCCTCAAGTAGTGCACGAAAGTGACCAGCATGAGCACTGGCAGTTGGATACTCTTTAACGATAAGAGTTCCTTGTGTTTTCTTTGCGATCTTCTCAAGACGTGTATCAAAGATATCTTTATCAACTACCTTCAGTTCATCCATCGTTAGGTTAAGTAAGTTCGCATCGATACGTTCAGCGATACGTTCCTCAGCCATCTCCATCGTAATGTAAAGAACATTCTTGCCCTGCATCAGAACACCTGCAGCAACATGACACATGAACAATGACTTACCAACACCTGTACCAGCCAACGCAATGTTCAATGTTTTTTTGCTGAGTCCACCTTTGGTGATTTTATTAAACATCTCAAGGTCGAAAGCAATCTTCTCTTCCACCCTGTGATAAAAATCAAAACGATCATCAGCGTCCTTAATGTAATCATGACCAACATGATTATCAAAGCAAACGCCAAGTGCATCGCTAAGTATGGTAGGAATAGCATCTTGTTGATGCACTTTGTCACGACCATCGATAATTTGGATTGATTTAAGAATCGCATTATAAACTGCCTTATCTTTACAGAATTTTTCACTTTGTGATATCAACCATTCCTGATTAGGTTCAGAATGAGTTAGTCCCTTAACAATCTCCTGCATCTCTGGGATCTCTTTATCTGTGAATCCCTTTACGTTACCAATCTCAATAGCCAACACTTCAGGTGTGGCTGGCTTGTTATATTTTTCAAAGAACGAAATTAACAAAGAGGCGATAAGTGCCTCTTTTCGATCCAAGAAATATTCCTTCTTTAAATGAGGAACTACCTTACGACAGTATTCCTCATTGTGAATCAGGTTCGATAGTATCGCCTGTTCAATCCTCATCAACACCACCTGTATAAGTTAAATTATTTTCTTTCACACCTTCTTGGATAAGTTCCTTAAGCAAGTCACCGATGTAGTTCTCAAAGATAGATTCATCAAAACCCTTATCTGCATAGTCATGAATGTCATATTCAAACTGCAGAATTAGTTTATCATTGGCTTCATCAGGTTCAAGTGAAACTTTACCATAAGAAAATATAACATTCTCATAGGGATACTCCAGCAACTTAATAGCATCTAGGTTGCTGAATTTCCCTTTAACTGTAGCGTATTTAATATTACTCATCTACGTCAATCAACTCTAGTTCCGCAGAGATGTCATCATCCTTAAGAATATCAGATGCTCCTACTTGATATTTGTTCTTGACAAACTCAACGAAAGATTTTTGCAACAGTACTGACATCCAAAATTCTTTGGAGTCTGTATCCTTTAGACGATACTTCTTATCTTCTACTTCACCTGTTTCCAAGTCTACTTTAGAGTACCAACCATTAGATGGCTTGATGACATGTCCAGATTCAAGTGCAATGTCAAGTAGACCAGACCAACGGCTAATGCCACCATCATGATATACAGTAACAGGTATTTTAGATTTTTCACGAACGTACCTTGATTTTTCTACATTGATAATAAAGTTGTAACCGATAATCTCGGATCCTTCCTTCTCTTGTTGACGACCGATAATAAAGATATTATCTGCCGAGTAGTATGAACCAGTGCCACCACCAACGATTGCTTTAGGGAACATACCAATTTCCATATATGTATGATTCACAACAACCAAAGGAATGTCCTTCAAGTTTAGATGTGGTGTTACCATACGGAACAATGACTTCATCTGTTTAGCACGAGACATATCGGCAACAGACTTACCTTCCATCGCATCCTCTACTTCTTTCTTTGATGCAAGGTTTCCGATTGAGTCGATGACGATGATGAGGTGGTCTCCTCGCTCGACTGTTGACAGTTGTTGCATGATGTCGAATTTGAGTTGTTCAACATCTGTAATAGGAGTATGGAGCACCCTGTTTGTGTCGATACCAAAAGTATCAAAGTAAGATTGCGGAGTACCAAACTCAGAGTCGTAGAACAAGAGTGCTGCATCTTCATACTTATCCAGATAAGACTTTGCCATCAGTAAACTGAAAGCAGTTTTAAAATGCTTTGATGGACCAGCCCACATTGTAAGTCCTGGAGTTAAACCACCATCAAGTCTGCCAGACAATGCAATGTTGATTGCTGGTACAGTCGTTGGAATCATATCCTTCTTAGTGAAGAATTTTGATTGTGACAGAACAGCTGACTCTTTAATCGTACTGCTCTTTTTAATTTTGTCTAGTATACTCATTTCAACCTTTCAAAAATTCAAGTAGTTGTTCTTCGTTCATTGTTCCAACTTTGCGTTTGATCTCCGCACCCTCATCGTTAAGTAAGATCATCGTTGGCACTGAACGAACATTATATTCAACAGATGCCATGATCTCATTATCGATATTCATTTCTTCGATAGGGACTGTGATCTTGTCGCCTGCATTCTTAATAACTTGGGTAAGACCTTTGCATGGTCCACACCAGTCAGCGTAAAATTTAATTGCTTTCATATTTCTTTCTCCAGCT